CTCAGTATAGCGGCTATCTCAATCATCTGCAACATGGATTCACTGTCGAACGATCCGACGAGCTTATCCGCGTCGTAAACGCCAGCGGCCTCAAGCATTCGAGAGAAGATGAGATCGACTCGAATAGTCGGTCCATAGAGCTGGAATAGGCCCATGGCCTGTTGCAGCAGACCGGCCCACTTTTGCATATCCTGTATAGAATCCATCTTCCGGAAGGAATTAACACGGATTCTAATATCAGGGAACCAGTCAAGTTCCTCTGGCGTGAACGTTACCCAATTGAAGGCTCCAACGTCACCACCAATACGGAATACCCAACTGACACCAGCTTCGTTCTTGACAAGAGCACGAATAATCATCACTGACTTCGTGAGAATCTTGTGAAGGAACTTAGAAACGCTATCGGTCTTTTCGTCTGTCTTGAGTTCTACACCGCGGTCAATTAGCGAAGCTTCGGTAGCAGTGCGGATACCTGCGCCAGCTCTACGATTCTGGCCGATACCACCAACCTGTTGGATATACTTCTCAACAAGGTTGATAAGACTGTAGTTATCTCTACCAACAAACGTCGGCTGAATGAGATTGATGGCACCAGCTTGGTTTACCTCAACCCATTCTCTAGTCTTACCTGACGTGAATTGCTTCTTTGCCTTGGATGGGTTAACGAGTTTGGTAACGTCAACCTCGTAGATTTGTCTATCGTTCTCAACAAGCTGAGTCACTCTAGACATCAGCCAGTTAAGAGCCATCTGCATGCCTTGCCAAGCACCAAGCTCAGACAACGGCGGCATATCAGGAAGCTCATTAAGAACGAGACGAGTTACAGGAAACTGGTTGAAACCCTCTCCCATAACATTAGACCAAGTTTCCAATTCTCTAATTGGTTCTTCTTGGTCTTCCATCAGCACACACATTTGCTGATAGAGTTGTGTTTCACCATCCTCGCTAATGAGCTGATGAATCCACACTTCGTAGATCGTTACAAACTCTTCGCAGCTATCAGCAAGAACCTTGTTGTCGTTGTATTGTTCCCAGTCTTGATCGTCCGAAGAGACTTTAGAAACAAGATTGCCCGTCGTCGGAGTCTTTTTAGGAGTAACGTTTTTGTTAATGTTACTCTTGTAGACAGGATGGTGCTTCAATTCATGAAGCGGTTTTCTATACCGAATCGCAATGAAACGTGCGTTCTCTACGTCTCTGTTAGGAACAGTGTAGTCAACGATAAGTTGGATTGGCGCAATTCTCACATGCAGAGGAGAACCTTTCGACAACCAAACAGTCGGACCACTAGAACCAGATTCTGACTGAGGCTTCTCAGGCTTGTTGGTTACGTCCTTGATAATGCCTTCTGGATAGATAACTGAATCAAGAACAGCCTTCTTGATCTCAGATGAGAAGTTGATCTTATCAAGCGTGTTGTTAATCACGCCGTTCCACGTCTTCTCTTTACCCGCGTGTTGCGGTGCCGTAGGCGCACAATCAGCCGAAGGATTCTGAAAGAAGAGTGTAGGGACCAGCGAACGAACGTGCGCGTGCGCAAGGTTCACCATCATCTTAATGTCTTCTTTCTTGACTCCCTTGATATTCTCCCAATGCTTTCCAGCAGCGAGATTTCTCAAGTTAGTCATGAAGCGGAAGTAGTCTTCGTCTTTCTTGATGGAGGCATCAATAAGACCTTTAAGCCAAGCTCCACCTTTAGAGCCTAGCTTAGATGATGGTTTGGTAACGAGTTTCATGCGAATTGGCCTAGGAAGTCTGACGCAAAGCTCTCGTCTTCTTCGTCTTCTTCTTTATCGAGAGCGCCGTATACTGCGTCGTATGTATCTACTTGAAGTTCTTCTTTGAACTCTTCTGGAGCGCCATAGAAAAGCGATTCCAAATCCGCGAGAGTATCAAGGATATCGTCATGAGTAGCACGAGGGAATGTTGACATTTCCTCAACGAGCCAATCAGAGTTCTTGATATTCTCGACGACATGAAAATCTCCTCTTTCCACTCGTGGCTGTAGCGACAAGATTCTCTTGAACTTGCTACTCTTACCACGCTCCATTTCATGCCAAGGAATGTTAATCTTTTTCCTGGCAGCCCATTCTTTATAAACTTTGAGCAAAGTCTTTTGGAATGCCGTAGTCTCAACAGAGACTTTGACAGGCTTCCATTTCTTTACAAGTGCTGCAAGATGCTCAAGGAATGTAGAGGTCAGCAGTTTTTCTCTGATGATCTCTCTAACATACATTTTACCGAGAACATCGAATGAAGCGACAGTGATAGCCCAATAGTCACCTTGCTCTGTTTCTTCGACTGCAAGGTCCGCAGAGATAAAGTTGACTACTGCATCTGGGACATCAAGTTCATCAATAAACTTGATGTCTGTCATCTTGAATACCGCATCCTCTTCAGGAAGCGGATTGTTCATATACTGACACGAGAAAATGTAGGAGCCGTTTTCTTCTTTGACTTCCTCTATGTTCTCAGCAGTAAAGCGTTCTGGCCAGATAGGCTGGACATTATCATAGCCAGCAATACGCTCGCCACCAATGTCAACCTTCTCAACAACCTGTCTGTGGTAAAGCCAGTAACGAGGAACAGGAGTCTTTCCTTGTTCCTTCATCCTCTTCCTACGCGCCATCTCCTCTTTCCAGCGACGCGAGTAGAGGTCATCGAAGTGCCAACGAGTGCCAATTAGGCGCACAATAGAGGTCTCGATATCGTGGCGAAGCTGCAAAGCATTCTTATACCAACGATCGATCTTGTCTCTATACTCTTTGGTTGTGGTGTTCTCGTCGTTAACAGGGTCATCAAACTGCATGCGGTCATAGTGTTTCGACACAAGCGAAGCACCAACCGACATGACTTCGATGTTTCCTTCCTTCTTCCCTGCATACTTGGAGCAAGGGAAGTCAAGTCTATCAGTGATCCACTTGCACCGATTTCTTAGTTCCTTTGGCGCAAGATCCGGGCAGAACTCTGGGAACAGCCAACGGAATACTTCGTTGTGCTCAACACAAGCTCTGATGTTAGAGAGAATCGCTATCGCGTTCTCTAGCTTTGCGTTGATGATAAGGAATCGCAGATCGGGATTGCTAATCAATTCCCATAGCGTTCCTGCCTCAGTGAAACACGAGGTCTTAAGGTGCGATCTCGGCAGTAGCCAAAGAGAGTATCGCTTTTGGATGCGCGCCTGATATCGGCGACACATCTCCATATGTAGTGCGTCGTATGTATCGGCGTTACCGTATACGCGGCACTGAAAGAACCAAAAGTCAGAACGGCACCTATCTCGAAGCATCAAGCGAAGTGCTTCAAGATCACCGGTATTCTCGCCTATGTTAGCGAGAAAGTGTCTAACCTCCTCAGTCTTAGCAGCTCTATTCTTGCTGCGAGTCTGAGTCCCTGTTAGCACTCCCCTCGTATTCAATGTCGCTACCAATATCTTCGGCGACACCCACCGCTATTGTTTTCGTTTTGACCTGAACGAGCTTAGGTGGCTGGAACATATCCACCAAAGCGTTAGCAACCTTCTCAGTGTTCGCAGGATGGTTCATATGGATATGAACCGAACGAGAAGCCGTCTGACCATCGGGTTCTCGCTTAAGTCCTCTCGACACACCGCGGATCTCTTGTGTTCCTTTAAGCACTCCTGTAAGTGCCGCGAGATCCTTCGTAGACAACACCTTAGTTCCGTTAGCGTGTTGTTGTAGCATCCTTTCTGCTATCTGCTCTAGACCAGCAGCAATTCTATCGTGACGGATACTGATGTCTTCGCCATACTGTCTACTGACTGTGGCGATCTTACGGAACTGATTGAAGAGACGCTTATCTCTTTCTTCGTCCCATCCAAAGATAAGAGCCCATCTGTCTATGACAGCGGGCTCTATACCTTCGATGGTTTCAGCAATCTTCTGTGTCGAGAATCCTTGCCAATACAGGCTACGAGCTTTAAACATCAAAGCAGAGTTAACGTGCTTGACTTTGCCCGTAGCCTGTAGGTATCTTAGCAGAGTCGGGTAGTTATCAGGGTTGTCTTTATCATAGACAACAGCCTTGACCTTCTTAGGTCTACCTGTGCTAAGATTGGATCTAGCCACTCTAGATTTCGTCCTCTTCTTCCTCAGCTTTCTTGATAGCTTCTTTCACTGCGCTCTTGAGATTGGTAGCACCAGCATGCAAGAACGTGAAAGACTTTTTGCTGAGATAGGAAATGACGTCATCAAGCTTAGCGAGAATCTTGTCATCCTCGCTAAGATCGGCTTCATCAACAGGTTTCTTCTTAGCCGTAGCCATCAGCTCACCTTAGCTATCTGTTGTTCGACTCTCGCCTTCTTTTCAGGCATCCAGCCGTAGGTATTCTCGGCGCTATCGCTAGCGTTGTATGGCACGTTCGACACATAGCGAACGCCAGTGTCCGAGAACACGGTAAGATTCACGCGGTCTTCCGCGAGTGCTTGCGTGATGATAGCAGGGAACTTGCGCTGACCGCCAGCTCTCTTGATATCTCGATAGATTACGATGTCACCCATGGCAGGATCAAATGGCGAACTTGTTGGATCGCCCTTTCTATAGAAGTTTGGCATGCTCTTGTCAACAACTCAGGATGAAAAATCCGCGGTTAACTACACGGACTCCGGAAGAATACCGTTTTGGCCTGGTTATGTCGAGCATAGATTCCCACGGCATCCCTCGATACGCTGGAAACTACCGGATCGGAGGGACATGCCACCAAAAAGATTCAAGTTTCCACCAGTAGGCACACGAGTTGTTGTGAGAACTCGTCATTTCTACGACGGAAAAGATACTATAGCCTGCACTATAGAGAATTACGATGAGCACTTCGTTTATCTCCAGTTTAAATATCAGTCACTAGGAGATAACGAAAATTCCGAAGGTAGAAGAACTCTCTATAGAGAAGCTTTCAAGAGCGCCTTTGTATCTCTTTTTGAAGAAATCGACAAGAACCACGAGGAATGAAAATGAATCACTGGAATCGCCGTCATGATTACTATGAAAAACTATACTGTCCCAAGTGTGCTAACGCACGCACCAAGATAAATAGAGAAAACAAAAGATACTACTGTGACTGTGGATGGAAAGAAACAGACGAAGACGTCATACTCTACGGCCAGTATCATTCTAACAAGGAAGTGTCCAGCTCCGGGCACCACAAGGAAAGAAAAGTCGCCAATGATGAGCAGCCAGTAGATAGGCCAGTTGCGCCGTCAGTAGATGTGACAGTAGAAGACATTCTTTCAGAGACAGCAAAGACGTTCAAGAGATTCGGCGCTAGAGATCCAAACAAGTATCTCTCTTAATGACGCGGATCTTTTGGAAAGTTTTAGAAAAAATTATACTGCGCCACAAGAGAATGAACCGTGCCGCCTGGGTGGCGAGCAGTTCAACGATCGGCAGTGGCATCGAGTGCTGATAGGGACAGGGAGAGATCGTTGAAGGACGGGCCGTTTCCGCTCGCGCAATAGACTCCCGACACGGACACCAGATGGGTTCATTGATGGTTTGACGGTGGCCTGGGTGGAGGTTAGGTCGATGTTAGGTGGTGTGGAAAGATTCCCTAGGGAATTTTGCCCGATCTAACCTGTCCTGGCACGGCAATTGCTTCTGAGATATTACTACTATAGGTGGTGGTGTAGTGATAGAGACGATACTAGTGCTGTCATTATGTCATTAACACTATAGGTTGTGGTAACCGTGTGACTACTCGTGTTGACTCTACTACCTCGCTCTATATCTCATGACGTTTCAAGGGCTTACGACCATTTTAGTGGTCACTCGAAAAATTCTCTCCCTTCGTGTTTACTTCTGTCGACTCGATGCTAGAGTGAGTGAGTCGGTTAGTGAGAAAGTGATCGAGCTGGTTAGCTCGGCCATGTTCTCACTAGCTGACACCACAAGAGAGTGCTCTTGTGGCTTCTCTCTCTTTGACAATTGAGGTGACAACATGACAGGGTTAGAGACTAAGCCCGTTGTTCGTCTGCAAGGCGAACAGAGGGCGAACAAGAGCAAGCGAGTAGGGCGAAAGCTTAGCAAGCTTGCTCAGGCGGTTCCCGCAGTAGTGCGAAGCTATGACGAACAGATTGCTCACTGCCGCATGGCAGCAACCGCAGTCCCGACGTTGGTAGCTCGACGTGCGAGACTGCCGAGAAAGACGGAGAACGACAAGCGGCACTCTCACAATCTGACGCTAGCCATCAACAAACTTTGCGTGCCGATGTTCGGCATTCGGTTTGCTGACGACACTAGCGGAAGCTTGTGGTTCGTCTCTGCGAACGTTCTCTCCGACTACTATCGCGAGGGAATCGCGGTAGAAGTGCTTGCCTATCCGGTCATTCAACGATTCGGTAGGCATGCCAGCATCCGCAAGGCGGACGTAGACCGCGAATACGTCGAGAAGTTTGCAGCATCCCGTGCGAACGATCATGCCATGGGCATGGCTCAGAACGCATGGCGCTATGCTCACGTTGAAGGCGACTACGTTGCCGAACGTGCAGCATATCACTGGCTATGGCATGGTTCGCTAAAGCCGTGTCGAGACAAGGAATGCGAAAAGCGTCACGAACCATGGCACTATGGAGACTTGGAATTGCAGTCGCTTATCTTGAACCGACTAGCACTCAGCTATCTGTCGGAACAAGAGTCGCGGTCGCACTTCTACGGCTCTAGAATGCCGCACAAGGCTCGCAAGCCTAGTGTCGAGTCTAACCTCGCTCCCTACGTGGCCGAAAGCTACGATGAGGCGAGGAATCGGCTCGGCATGGTTCCGGTAGTGTTCGAGGAATCTAGTAACTAGGAGAAATACCTAGTTACTGGATTCTTCGCTACATTCGTCTTTACTAGTATGGACGACACTACGAACGACGTCAGCAAGCCTACCGTGGCTTGCTGCTACGGTGCTTTCCTTGTGGTTTACGATACGAAGAACGAGGCAACGATGGCACGATACGGCGAGACTCCTACCGCCGTGCGTGACTTGACGACGAAAGCGAGCTAGGGTATCTTACCCTAGTTCGCTTTTCTTCGCTACATTCGTGTTTACTAGTGTTCTCTAGTGGTTCGCTTAGCTACGAAACGAAACGCTTCGCGGAACGAAGTGCATTCTATCATCTAAGCGCACCACTAGAGCACACTGTCTGTTTCTCCTGCGCTTGGCGCTCTGTGGAAAGTAAAACGTTTGGGACAGTGTGCTCTACCAATATGGGCCGGGTTATGGTGACGGAACGTAGCAAAACGCAATAGCGTCCTATGTTGAGTAGGGTTCAAGTCCCTAACGGTCCACCAAAGAGTAGTGTGGTGCTTGATTCGTGTAGGAGCAAAGGCAAGACTAGTATCTAGTGCAAGCCACTACCGAAAGGTAAGCTTACGGCGCTTCCCTTTGCTCTTACTTTTATCGATACCACAAGAGAACGAACTAGTAGACGTGCAATGCGATTGCATGACTCGCTAGCTACCTGTGCTAGTTCGTTCTCTTGTGGTGACTCGACTAGGCGAGTATAAACAGTCTTTTAAGCCTAGTGCGTTAGAAATCCGAACTCCATTCGGCTTTCTAGGTTAGACAGGTAGTTTCACTGTCGCACGGAAGCTATTAGCAGATAAGCTGATGAGTCTGCTACATGCGATGAATACAGCAGTGCGCCGAAAAGCCTAACAGTGAAAAGGCAGTTTGTCCGAAC